AGCTTAGTCATACTTCTCAACTTGCTGGACCTAGATATTTTGTTCATTATTTAATACTTCTCTTTGTTTTAGTAAAGGGAAGTTAAATATGCTAGATCAGATTGACAGTTATTTCAACAAGCCTATGGAACTGCATGAGACGGCAGAAGGCCTGTCACATCATATTAAGATAAACTCGGACTCTTGGGGATTTACCCTGTGGGACGGCAAGGACGTATCACTTAATTACAATAACATAGTAAAGGACAACGAGAAGTTGCTTCTGGAGGTCCAGAGTGACCTGTTAAACAATCGTACAACCACGCCAAGACCAAAAAAGTTTGAGGCAATGGACAACGTAATACTGTTACAGGGCATCAAGGAGTCAATAGACAGGGACATTGGAGCAGTATCAACGTCATTGGACTATTGCTCATTGGGAAGCAGTTCCACATCAGAGGCGGAATCTCAGACGGACTTGCAGGCAGAATTCAGTGACACCGCATACTCAAGAAAAAGATTCTCCACAACAGGTACGAGAGACAGAGTCAGTCAGACAATGAAGCTTGGAATGATGTGGGATGATTCCAGCTTTGATGCCACGCCAAGAACCATCAGGGAGGCAGGCGTTCACTGGGCATCAACTGGAACTGCCAAATGTCACGCAAGGGTTGTATCAACTGACTTTGTATTGGATGCTGGAGATCTCTTTGTCGTTCAGATCAACGAGCTTCAAGAGAACGGAACGCTTTGACAGCTCCGCTTACAGCAGGCTGGACAGGACTTGTCGTATCAGGAAATTCTCTTGATTCAACTACCTACGGTCAGGGAACCTCGTTTCCCAGCTCATGGGACACAGCAAGACTGTTTTGGCGTTCTGATCTAAAGAGATTATATTACAACAAGGGAACAACGGGAACTCCTCTATGGGAGGGAGCAGACGTTCCGGTTGGAACAATCAATATGTATGCAGGAGCAACCACCGACGTTCCTACTGGATGGCTGCTGTGTGACGGAGCGGCAGTATCAAGAACAACTTATGCTCAACTCTTTGCGGTATTGGATACGGAGTACGGAGTGGGAGACGGATCTGGAACATTCAATGTACCTAACTTTGTAACAAGCAACAAGTTTCCCAGAGCCGCAACAAATGACGCAGGCAGAGGAACGACAGGGGGATCAAGTACGGTAACGTTGACAGGAGCAGAGTCAGGTACGTCAATACATGGTCATGGCACTACTGATCCAGGACACACCCATAGTTATCCAGGGGGAAATGGTCCATCAATGGGCGGTGCAGGAGACACCCCATCAGGCAGTTACACTACAGGTTCATCAACAACAGGAGTTGGAGTTGTTAATTCATCTGAGGCAGATGCAAGTTCTGGACACGAAAACAAACCACCGTTCATAGACGTACACTTTATTATCGCAGTTTAAATAGTTCAAGTCCGTAACGTAACTGTGGCAAGAGGCAAGCAGTCAGGAATAGCATTTGGTCAGAGAACCAAGCAGAAAGGCCAGTCTGATCTGGAGCAGTTGATTATGTTAAAACAGTTTTTAAAGCAAAGATTCCATATGGACTTCAAGAGGGAATGGTATGTTGGATTTGACAAAGAATATGGAAACCTATACAGAATTAGTGAATCGGTTGGTAAACAGGAACTCTCAGAATTTAAGTGGAAAAACCCAGACCTCCTCTGTTTCGATAACCAGCATGGAATTATTATCGTTGAGCTTGATGGTGCAATCCACGATAGAAAGGTCCAAAAAACTATCGAAAGAAATGAGCTGTTTAGAGGAGCTGGAATCAAGCTTGTTGTCCTTAATATCGCAGATATTAAAGAGGTCGGAGAAACAATTATAGGGAGGCTGGAAAGTGACATGATGGACTTAATTCATGGACAGAAGATATAGATACAGAATGTGTGCGTATGGCTCATGCAGGGTTGAATGGGTGGTAGGGGGAGACAGCGGAAGCGGACCAAGAAGATACTGTGCCGAGCATAAAATTCCAGCAAAAAAAGCATATGACAGACTTCGATACCTTGCACTCAAGAAAACAAAGAAAATGTGCAACACCTGCGGAGCGTTGACATCCTACAAGTATTGCGGCAGAAAATGCTATCCTAATTATTATAAAATCAAGAAACAATTAAATAACCATTGACAGATCATACATCAATGATTACAAAAACATTGGCATTGGTGGCACTACTTACAATGAGTGTCACCCTTGCACACGCAGAAACTTCAACGGTAGAAGTACCATTTGATTCACATGGACAGTCCTGCTGGTATGACGATCTTGCAGTAGAGTATCATTGCACATGGCAGGGAGTCGTTGAGACATTCACAATCGAGGATCTTGAGGAATTCAGAGATATTCTGGACGAGACAATCTACAATGAGGAACTCAAGAGACTTCAGGAGACGGCACTGGCTGAAATTGCGGAGGAAAAGGCAATCTTATCACCTAACGAGAAGACCATTCTGGCAATAGAAAATAAACTCAACCAGGGAATTGCAACCGCATCAGACTCAGTATTGATGAATCTACTCAAAGAGTTGAACACATGCCGTCAAGGAATGGATGAAAGGACACAACATGTTCAAACTGCCAGAGAATTTGAAATCAGTGATTTCGAACTTTGGTCAGCAAACAACGTGAAATATGATGGACCTATCGGCAAAATTGTCATGGCAATAGAAGAGTGTCAGGCACAAGAACATGTCTATAAACTTAGCGTAGGCTATCAGAACTTTGACTTTGGTAGCAAACAATACTCACTAGCAGACAAGTTCACACCTGACATACAGGCCGTCAACTATGACAGTCTGGTTGCAACTGACAGTGGAATCAACAAGAGTCTAATCTGTGACAGCAACCAACACAGCCAACAGTACAAGAAACAGTTCGGTTGTTTGGTATTGTATGACGGACTTGACGCAGAGGAAATCAAGCGTCAAAACGAGACACGATTCGGAACTGACGGAAAGATCAGCTACGAGTCACAGGTATTGACCGACTATATGGATTTCCTGAGCAACTATGGAAGCAGACAGGCAACCGTTGAGGACAAGAAGGTACAAGAGGAAATCGCACTTCCAATAGCAAACGAATGGAAAGAGGACCACAACTTTTATAACAATCATAAAGGTTTAGAATAGTACCACTACACACCTTTTTTTTATTTGACCAAAAACTTTATAAGTACCGTAACGTACCTTATTTCGTGAAGGCCTGTCATGGCATATGCTACAGACTAAAGTGTTCAAAGACCACACGACCTATCTATGACAACCACAGACGGTGTACAAAGTGCGAGGTCTACTATACAAAAGACGTAATCATATGTCCCTGCTGCAAGATCGTGACAAGGTCAAAGCCTGCAAACTCGGTAAACAGAGAAAAATATAATAAAGGGACTATACGTATAGACAGTCATGAGACAAAAAGTCATGAGACACGATACCTACATTCCGCCATGCTTTCAGGTTGAATTTGTAAAGTTCAAGGAGATTCATGGCAGGAACACGTCAAGACAGATATGCAATCTGATTAGGGATGCCCTGAAGCAATGACATCCTTTGTAGACAAGGACGGAGAAACCTGCAATCTCTTGAAACTTTCAGAACTCAGGCCAAGCCATGAAAAACTTAAGGACGGCAACGTACTGTTGCAGACGATAATAGCAGGACAGTCTGAGATAGAACACTATGCTCAGCAGATAATCTACAAGTGTCCAAACTGTACTCATGAAAAATTTTATGACGTTCCTCTGCACTTTGAGGACTGGAGGGACATACCTCAAAAGGCAAGATGCGACGTATGCAACTTGGAAATGTTTGAAAGGGAGGTGACAAAAGGACAGCTACGCAAAGTCCTAATGACCGAGCAGGGAGAGACAAACCCCATACACCTTACAGGATTCATCTATGGAGACGAGATTACAAAACTTCAGCCAGGAACCAAACTGAACCTTCGTGGAATACTCAGGTCCAGAAAGAAATCCTCAAAGGACATGACATATCACAGATTCTTTGACATTAACACCTATAGTTTTACAGACGAGAAGCCAATAATACCATCCGAGGAGGAGATACAGAAATTCAAGGACATGGACAAGACCGAAGTCATTAGATCGTTTGCTCCCCATATCAGAAACATGTACCTGATCAAGGAAGGACTGTTATTGACCTGTTTAGGGGGGGTGCAGACGGAAAATACGAGAGGCGACATAAACACGCTATTACTGGGAGATCCAGGACTTGCCAAGACACAGTTGCTCAAGTTCGTTACGAAAATAGTAAAGAAATCAGACTACGTGTCAGGCAAATCGGCATCGGGAGCAGGGCTATTCGGTGGAGTTGACAACTTATCTGACGGAACTCGCATAGGAAAGCCTGGATCCGTAACAATGTGCAACGGTGGAGTTGCGGCAATGGATGAGATAGAGAAGATGAACGACGTCGACAGGACATACTGCCACGAGATCATGGAGTCGCAGCAGTTCAGTCTCAGAAAGATCGGCATTGACATAACGTGGGAGGTCAAGGTGTCCATAATTGCGGCA